CATCTATCTACTTTTATGGTGGGCGATGCGCTACAATTCAAAACTAAAGAACTAACCGAGGCGTGGTGCGACGATGAGAAAGCAATATCCTACCGAGCCAAACAAATCTCACGAAAGAGCAAATAAAAAATGACAGCGAGAGATTTTGATACCAATGGCTTTATGGAGATTAAGGGAAATCCCTTGTCAAAGGTTGGTGTTTTTGATTATTTAGGCTCGTCTATCGGCTTGCCAGGCTTAGATAAAAATAAAATTTATAAAGTTTATCGACCAGAATCCGCGCTTTCAGATTCGAATTGTATAAATTCTTTCAAACTTTTGCCGTGGATCGATGAGCATGAAATGTTAGGCGAAAGCTTTACAGCCCCCGAAGATAAAGGGGTGGACGGTGTTACCGGAGAGGATATTTATTTCGAGGATGGTTACTTAAAAGGAAATATTAAATTATTTTCAGAAAGTATGGCGAATGATATAGAATCCGGCAAAAGAGAATTATCTTGTGGCTACCGTTGCAAATATGAATTAGCTATAGGAGAATTCGAAGGTCAAAGATATGACGTTATTCAAACCGATATAAGAGGCAATCATTTAGCTTTGGTGCCAGAGGGCAGAATGGGCAAAGAGGTTGCAGTCCTTGACAAGTCGGATGGAATAGCTTTAGATCACTACAATATCACACAGAATTCAAACGAGGATTTCCAAATGCCTAAGTCAGCACTCGAAGAAAAAATGGACCTAATTCTTACTGGTCAAGATTCTATCAATAAGCGTTTAGATGCTATGGATGAGGCCGAGGAAGAAAAGAAAAAGGCCGTCGATATGGAAGAAGAAGAAAAGAAAAAGGCCGAAGACGAAGAAGCAGAGGCGAAGAAAAAGGCCGAAGACGAAGAAGAAGAGAAGAAAAAGGACGAGGACGAAGAAGAAGAAACCGCCTATAAACTTGCCGCTCAAGATGCAAAAATAGCCGATCTCGAATCTAAATTAAAAGATCAATCAGAAAATGGAGTTAAAAACTTCCTGAAAGATCAAGCATCCAAAAACGAACTGGTCGAAAATATTTCTCAGCATGTAGGCGCTTTCGATCACGCCGAAAAATCTCTGGAAGAAGTTGCCCAATACGGCATAGATAAGTTGGAAATTGAGTGTGAAAAAGGCAGTGAAATTGCTGTACTTAAAGGTTTTTTCCATAATCGCCCCAAGGTTTCTGAAAATGCTTTTAGTATGGACAGGAAAGATAAAGGTGGAGAAGGTAACCAAGTTTCTGCATACTTAGGTAAATCTTAATAAATAGTTTTTAATCAGATAATTGTTAGTTCAATAAATCAGGAGAAAGGCAATGCCTCCATTTCAAAGTTCAGTAAGATTGGCGCAAACTACAGGGATTGTTGGTGAAATAATTTTTGATGGTCCACAACGTGCGCGACCAGTTATCTTGCGTAGTACCGACCCACTTAATAACGTGATAGGTAGAGCCATGTATCATTTGGCCGGTGATGATGATGCGGTTAGTGCTGAAGATGCCGACACTTTGGTTTTTGCGGGAATTTTGGCTAATCCCAAAGTTTACGCTACTGATGGCCCCGCTTCTGGCTCTCTCGATCCTGCTTTGACTCTTCTTAATGAAGAAAATGCCGAAGTTATAGAAATGGGAATTATAATTGTTCAATCTCTAACTGCGGTAACAATTGGCGGTTTGGTTTTTGCCTCTGATACTACAGGCGAATTGAGAGAAGGTGCAGCGGCTGGTTTTACTCAAGTTCCAAATGCCAAGTTTGTTCGAAACAATACAACTGGCGCTGGTCTTGCAATCGTGGAATTAACCAACTAATTTTTTATTAACCGTAAACTTTAAATTAAGGGATAGTCTGTTATGAATCAGTCACTCGAATTAAGCCATATCAGCCCAAGGGGTGCAGACGGTCAGGGAATAGTACCTTTTGCATTCGATCAGGTAGAAAATTATAACCAACTTGCGGCTTTGGGAATCTGTCTTGATGAAAGACAAATGAACCAAATGTTTGATGCGGTTGTTAATGCTTACGGTCAGGACGCCGCTTTGGTTGATCCTTTAACCTCTGCAAGCATTACAACACCTGTCCAGTTTTTACAGGCTTGGTTGCCCGGCTTTGTTCATGTTGTAACGGCAGCCCGAAGAATCGACGAGCTTGTTGGTATTACCACACAAGGTTCTTGGGAGGACGAAGAAATTGTCCAAGGCGTTATGGAGCTAACAGGAAGTGTTTCTGTTTACGGTGATTATACCAACGTTCCTCTTTCAAGCTGGAATGTAAACTATGAGCGAAGGGATATTGTGCGCTTCGAAGAAGGAATCATGGTTGGCCGTTTAGAGGAAAAACGTGCTGCCAGAATTCGTGTTGATAGTGCAAGCTCAAAAAGAAATGCGGCTGGTGAGGCTTTAGAAATCAATCGAAACTTAATTGGCTTTTTCGGCTATAACAACGGTGCAAACCGAACTTATGGTTTCTTGAATGATCCTAATTTGCCAGCTTACGTTCCTGTTACCGATCCAGGTAGTGGAACTGAATGGGTAAATAAAACCTTTTTGGAAATTACTGCCGATATTCGATCTTGGATGTCGAATCTACGCACCAATTCGCGAGATAGAATTGATCCTAGTCGTGAAAACTTAACAATGGCTTTGGCTACTGCGGTAATTGATCAACTTTCTACCACTTCCGATTTTGGTATTAGTGTTAGAGAATGGTTGACTCAAAACTATCCAAATACCCGAGTTATTTCTGCACCTGAATTAGATGCGGCAAATGCTGGCCAAAACGTGGCTTATCTTTATGCCGAAACGGTTTCTGGTGATAGTTCTACAGACGATAGCCGAACTTTTGTTCAGGTAGTACCTGCTAAGTTCCAAACTCTAGGTGTTGAGCAACGCGCCAAGTCTTATGTCGAAGATTATTCAAACGCAACGGCTGGTATTCTTACAAAACGTCCTTGGGCGGTTTACAGAGCTAGTGACATATAGAAGAATTTGGTCTAGTATTTAGATTCTTACGATAAAAGGGCTTTAATGTAAGCCCTTTTTTTTACTTTAAATTTCAGGAGAAGGTTATGCCTTTCGTTTATTCAAAGCTTGCATGTGACAACTGCTACCCCGTTAAAGTCGACAAGGATCAGGTAAAAAAAGCCATTAAGGAAGGTAAATTAATACCAAAAACGCCAGGTGTTACAATTAAAGGCGGTGCGGGTGTTATGCAGAAAAATCTCCAAACGCCCCACGGTGTTGTAACTGAGGTTTCGGATTCAGAATTGGAGCTTCTAAAGAAAAATACCTCTTTTCAAAAACACATGAAAAATGGCTATTTGAAAATCGAAGACAAAATGCGGGATATGGATAAAGTTATTTCAGATATGGAAGGTCGGGACGGTGGCGATCAATTAGTGGATGAAGACTTCGAGGAAGATGAGAAGCCAAAAACTACTAAAAAGCCTAAGAAAAATTCCGGTAAAAAAGCGGCTAAAAAAAGGACTTCTTAATATAAATCATGGCAATCATAACCTTTGATCCAGTATTATTTAGAAGCCAGTTTCCTTCCTTTACGGTGGCGGCTGGTTTTACCGATGCTATAATCGAGGCGCAATGGGATATCGCCACTTGCTATATAAATAATCAAGAGGCTTGCTCAATTTTGGGAGGCTGCCTCGCTTTCGCTATCAACGCCATGACAGCCCATTTACTTCAGTTAGGGGTTAACAGCGGTATACAGGCTCCAGGAGGGAATGCGACAGGGAACGTCACTTCCGCTACTATCGATAAAGTATCGGTAAATATTGAGGCACCCCCAACAATCACTTCCCAATTTCATTACTGGCTAAACAAAACATCATACGGTCAACAATTACTTGCCTTGCTAAAGGTTAAATCGATTGGTGGATTATATGTTGGTGGGCTACCAGAAAAATCGGCATTCAGAAAGGTCGGCGGGGTATTCTAATGTCCAAGGTTCGACGAGAAAAGTCGGCCTTTTATACGACTATTAAAAAGGGCCTGAAAGACCTAAAAAAGCATAATGTAAAAACGGGGTTTTTTTCTTCCTCGAAATATGCGGATGGTACACCGGTTGCCTATGTTGCTGCTATTCAAGAATTTTTGGATGGTGGCTCTCGATCATTTATGCGAACCACAATGATTGAGAAGGAAAAGGAGTGGGCAAAAATAATGGAAAAGTTTGGTCCTAAAATAATGGACGGATCAATGAGCGTAACCGATGCCTTGAATATTGTTGGTCTAAGGTCTTCTGGTGATGTTGCGGCAAAAATAGCTGAAATCACAGCGCCCCCATTAAAGCCGGCCACGATAAAAGCCAGACAAAGAAAGCTTGCAAACAATGAAAAAGTTGGCAATTTAACCAAACCGTTAATAGAATCGGCAGTAATGTTTAATTCCGTTACACATGAGGTCGACTAATGATTTTAGATAACTTGCTAAATCAAGCTTTAACGGTCATCCCTTCTCAGTCTGGAACGCTTTTTAAGTTTGATTCGAGAGTTATAAATAGAGTTGGTCAATATATCACCACATTCGCTACCGGTATTCCTGTTAACGGTAGCTTTCAAGCGATTCCCCGTGAAATTCTCGAAGAAATGGGGCTGGATACCAAATCAGTACATTACATGCTTTATACCTCAGATGACGTTTCTGGACTGTTTAGAGGGGGTCGAGGCGATCAAATTGAATATGAGGGATTTAGACTTCAGGCTAAAAAAGAAGGCGGCTGGAAGCCTGTGGATGGTTGGTCTGGTATTATGCTTGTCGAGGTTCCAAATGACGGATAACGACTTCAAGGAAATAATTCTAACAACTATCACGGCAATTATTCTGGATGCCGAAACTTCCGGCGAAATCAATTTGCCCAACCCCGTTAAAACAGAGGCCGGTAATCAGCCAAGACAGCAAGGTCAGGCCGAGAATCCTATGGCATTTTACAACATAATTGGCACCAAAAACTACGGATGGCAGAGCAGAAAGGACGAATTTAACGATGGTGATGATGATTTTGACCACACTGAAAGGCAGTGGAAGGAAAGAACGGTGCAAATTGGCGTGGAAATAACCGAAAACCCTGCCGATGATACTCTCTCAACCGCTACGGATGTGGTAAATTGTATTAATATGGGTTTTGGTTCGGAAAAAATATTTTTATCGCTTAAATCTCAAGGGGTTGGTATTATTCGAATTACCGATGTTCGGGAACCGTACATTCAAGATGAACATGACCGCTATACGATGCAGCCAAATTTTGATTGTGTCTTTAGTTATTTATTAACCAAGCAATCGAAGGTTGAAAAACTTGAAGCGATTGAGGGAAATACCCAAGCTATTTAAGAGGAAATAATTATGGCTATTAGTATCACTAGATTTGTGGATATCTTAAGCGGTGTTGGGGGTGCGGCATCGTTCGTTGCTCGACTGTTAATTGGTAGATTATTTTCCAGTAACATTTTGATCCCAACCAATTCTTTTGTGGATTTCGATACAGTTGACGAGGTAGGTGAATATTTTGGTACAAGTTCGGAAGAATATGGCCGAGCCGTTTTTTACTTTGGTTTTATTAGTAAGCTAATTAGATCACCGCAAAAAATTACTTTCGCCAGATGGATTGATGTTGATGTTGCACCACTTATATTTGGTGGAGAACAAGGCTTAACCTTGGCCGAATGGCAGGCAATTACCGATGGCTCATTTACTCTCGAAATGGGTGCCGAAACCAATGTGGTGAGCGGTATTGATTTTAGCGGTGATGCAAGTTTGGCGGATGTTGCTGCAACCCTTCAGACGGAGATTCAAACAGCCGGTGGTATAGGTGTATGGACAGCGGCAGCGGTTACTTATGACGCCGTGAAAAATTCTTTTAATCTAGTAGGCGGGGCCACGGGAGTGGCACCAATTTCTGTTTCAGCCGGTGGTCTTGGTACAGAGATTCAAACGGATATGGGATGGGGAACCGATGCGATTCTATCAGCCGGTGCCGTTGCTGAAGAACCAGTGGATTCTTTAACAGCATCGGCGAATGTTTCTGATAATTTCGGATCATTCCTTTTTATGGATACCTTAACGCTTCCTCAGATCGTGGCATTAGCTCAATACAATCAATCCCAAAATCTTAAGTTTATGTATATGGTTCCGGTTATTGAGGCAAATTCACAGGCTTACTATGACGATTTAAAAGATTACGCCGGTTCAGGTCTTACGCTTATAAGTGACACAATAACCGACCAATATCCAGAAATGATACCCATGATGGTTTTGGCCGCTACGGATTATAACCGAGTAAATGCAACCCAGAATTATATGTTTCAGCAAGCCTCCGATTTGTCTCCAACGGTTGCAGATGACACCACAGCAAATGAGCTAGACGCCCTCAGAATTAACTATTATGGCGTAACTCAGCAAGCGGGTCAGAATGTAAGTTTCTACCAACGAGGTTTTTTGATGGGCTCAAGTACAGCCCCATCATTTATGAATACTTACGCAAACGAAATCTGGTTTAAGGATGCGGTAACTGTTGCCTTATTAAACAGACTTTTGGCTCTTAAAATTTCAGCGAACGAGGCTGGAAAAAATCAAGTGGCTGGTGTACTTCAGGGTCCTATCGATTCAGCCTTAGATAATGGAACAATCAGTACAGGGCGAGAATTGACAAACGACCAAAAGGCATTTATTACCACAATTACTGGTGATGATACCGCCTACCATCAAGTTCAAAATCTTGGGTACTGGGTCAGTGTAGCAATAGAGCCAATTCCGGCAACCTCACCTACTGAATACCAAGCAACATATTTAATCGTTTATGCCAAAGATGATGCGGTAAATAAAATTGATGGCACCCACACTTTGACATAACCGCCTTGATATAACGGCAAATAATAAATAGGAGAAAATCACCATGAGCGAAGATATTACAGGGTCAGGACTGACCGTTAACATTATAGCCACAGGAACTTTCCCTGCTGGTTTTGATGTTACGCAATTCCCAGATGATACCGATCCTCTTGATGTTCCCGAACTTCAGACAGCGGAGGTTGCTATGGGTTTAAATGGCGACTTGATTTCTTGGTCTACTCCAAAGCCTGTTTTGGTTGATATTGCGGTTATACCTGACAGCGAAGATGATTTGAATCTTGGTATATTGTTTGAGGCAAACCGAACAGGAAAAGGAAAGCGATCTGTCGCTGATAAAATCACTTTTTCTCGATCATTCCCGGGTGAAAATCCACTGATTGCTACCAATGGTAAAATCATAGCTGGAAATCCATTTAGCGGGGTTTCTTCTGACGGTCGGAAGAAAACTAAAATTTATCGATTCGCGTTTGAAAATAAGGTGGGTGTTTAATGGCGTTACGAGAACCGAAAGAGATTTTGGTTAACTGCCTTGATAGCGAGCCTAGAACTTTTATCATTCATAAAATACCTGCTTTAGATGGCAGAAAGGTTGCGGCCTTATATCTACCATCGGCAGCACCAAAAGTCGGGGATTATGAAGCAAACGAAGAAATGGCCTTGTTAATGATGAAATATATAATCGCCAAAAATGGTGATTCCGAGTTTCAATTAACAACCAGAGCTTTGATTGATAATCATATACCGGATTTTGAATGTATGGTGAGACTCGAAAGGGAGATGATTGAATATAACACCTCTTTTTTTCGAGAAGGCAAAGCCTCGGGTTTGTTCAAAAACTTAGAGGATCGGATCAGGGAATTGGCTTCGTCAACGTTGACGGATTTATTGGAACGATTATCTCAAGTAAGCAAGCCACCCTCAGAGAGCTAACCGAGCATTATACGCTTGAGGAAGCCTTTGATATGTGGGAAGTAATTGCAACAAACTTATATAATGAAAAAATAGCCATCGATAGTCAGAAAAAATGATGGTTGAGTCTTTGCCAAAGGTCATAAAATGTCGGTCCTTGATACGTTTGTCATGTTGTTTGAATCCGATGCCGATAAAGCGGCAAAGGATTTTGACAAGTTCGAAAAAGCTGGCGACAAGGTAGAAGATAATTTAGGCGATATAAAACAGGAATCCGATAATCTAAACGAAAGTATTAACAGTCTGGCATCCGTTGTTATTGCAGGTGCAGGAGCATTTCTAACACTCGCCACCGCAAAAACCGCCCTTGATCTTACGGATGATATAGAT